TAACATTGCCTTTTCCTGCGGCAGCAACAGTAACAATTCGTGGTGGATCATTGCACAGTAAACCTGCTAATCCAGCAAACAATGCAATATATCACATTGCTGGAATTACTGACATTGAAGAACCTGCTTCTTCAAATACGGAGATGTTACTTTATTATTCTGGTAGTACAACAGACTTAGCATGGAAATCAACTACGCCAGTTAATGCAACATCAAATGTTAGCCATTTTGATATTAGTGGTGCTTATGAAACGTCATCACTAACCGTATAATTTAATAAAAACAAAAACAGGAGAAACTCATGTATTCAGATAACAAACAAATTCGTGATGTAGCAGATGTTGCTGCACGAATCATGGCTGGTTTACCACCACTTGAAGAAAAATTGCATCCAAATCAACAAAAGATTGATGTGGTTGACGATGAAAAGATTGATGGTAAAGATTTTGCCAAACTTCGTAAGATGAAGAAGGAAGAAATCGAGATTGAAGAAGAAAGTCATCAATCTAAGACTACAATGAAACACATTCCAAATCCAACACCTGCACAAAAACAAGCAGCTAAAGATATTAAACCCGGCGTTGGCGGTTATCGTGACCGTATTGATATGCTTAAAAGTGCCGGCGTTAAAGAGGAAGTTGAAGCAATCGATGAAGTTAAGATGGCTGATTTGCCATCAACTAAAGTTCAAGGTCGTGCATATGGTTCATCTAAACCAGAAGCAAGTGCATTTGATGTACTAAAAGGACCAAAAGATAAAGAATTGAAATCTATTGAGTCTGAGAAGAAGAAAAAGAAAATGTCTGAAATGGTTGCCACATATAAAGATGGCGGCATGAAGGCATTCTTTGAGTCTATTGAGAAAGAGGAAATGATTTCTGAAGAACCTGATTCTGCTCAATTTGCAAAAGAATTGGAAGACCAAAAGAAACGTGCAGCTGGTACTAAACCACAAGCTGAAGTTGCTAAACCATCCGTTCAAGCAGTTCAACAAGAAAGAATTGAAATTACCGATGAAATGATTTTTGAAGTTCTTGAAAATGCTGGTATTGATTTTGAATCATTGAGTGATGATGAATTGCAAATAGCTGCAAATGAGGCATATGAAGTTCTTCATGAAATTTCAACAAAGACTTTAGCTAAAGCCGCTAGTGCTGCTTCTGACCCTGATGCAGACTATCATTATGGTAAGTCACACGACCCGCAAAAGTTTGCAGACCATGCTAAAAAGACTAAAGATGCAAAATCAGCAGCTGCTGTTCAAGGTGCCGCTGATGCGAAAGGCCACTATACAAGACCAGGGCATAGTCTTGGGTCCTATGATAAACTTGCACACAGAACTCCTGCTCGTGTGACTGGTGTTGGAAAAGCAAATAAACAAGATGTTAACAAATTAAAAAAGAGTATAAGTCTAAATGCTGAAGCAACTGAACAAGACATTTACGTTATCGATGCAGATTTGGCTAATGGTGTAGATGCTGTTAACATTGAAGAACGTACATTGACTGCCGGTGAGACAAAGAAGAAAGAAGAAATTGTTAAATCTATGAAAAAAGGTTTGGCAGGTTTCAAAGAGCGTTATGGTGACCGTGCTAAGAATGTCATGTATGCAACCGCCACTAAAAATGCCATGAAAGAAGAAAAAGAAGACCATCATCAAAAAGGTTACGACCATGTGCGTGAGCCTATTTCTGATGAACCATATCTCGATAATGCTCGTGTAAGATTTAACGAATTAAAAAAACAAAATCCTCATAAAAAAGGATCTCAAGAGCACAAAGATTGGCATTCTGGAGCATCAGCTGCATATGAAGAACATAAAGACATATTAAGAGGCAAATAAATGAAAACGTGGTCTGAGTTTCTTACTTTACGTGAAAGGTGTTGGCCTGGTTACAAATCTGTGCCAGGTAAAAAAGCATATTCACCTGGTTCTTGCGTAAAAGAATCTCCTACTATTGAAGAAGATTTGCGTAAATGGTTTAGTAAAACGGATCCAAAAGGTGGTTGGAAAAGGATCAATAGTAAGGGTGAAGCAATTGGCCCTTGTGCAAGAGAACCTGGTGAACCTAAGCCTAAGTGTATGTCTAACGAAAAGAGAGCTTCTTTAAGTAAAAAAGAAAGAGCATCTGCCGTTGCGTCTAAAAGAAAACATGACCCTAATCCTGAAAGAAAGGGTCCACCAATAAATGTGTCTAACTTTGGAAAAGGAAAGATAAGCGAAGATATGGAAAACTTAAACGAAAAAAATGTACCAACAAGTCCAGAAAAATGGGCTCAGGCAAAAGCACAGGCTAAATCTAAGTTTGATGTTTACCCTTCTGCTTATGCCAATGGTTGGGCTGCAAAGAAATATAAAGCAATGGGTGGCGGTTGGAAATCAGTCAATGAAGTTAAAGAAGTTGGAGATGATCCAACTGGTGATATCCCACCTGATAATCTTGTAAGAAAAGGCACTAAGGTTGTTGCTAAGCAGACGCAATTTGAAGAAACAGAGATGCTTGATGAACTATCTAACAATTTGTTATCTCGTTACAAATCTGCTGCTACTAAACAATCTTCAAGTCTTGGTAAAGAAATGCAATCTGATTCCAGTAAGACCAAAAAGAATACAGAACTACAGAACAAGAGGTTTTCAGGTACTATGAAAGCAACCACTAAACAATTTGCTAACGATATGAAAAACGAAGCTAAGGATCCTGGTGAATATGACCAAGAAGGTGACATGGCCATGACACAATTGCGTAGTATTATTTACCACGCACAAGAGTTGCATGACCAATTAGATAAGGATGACAATCTTCCAGAGTGGGTTCAGTCTAAGATTACTTTAGCGCAAGATTATATGCAAACTGCCCATGATTACATGTACTCACAGAAGAATGTAACAGAAGAAGTTGAATTGACTGAAGGTCGTCCATCACAACGCCATCCATTGGAAGGCCATGAGTATCACAAAAAATCTGATGAGGCTTTGGTTCACATTGCTAAAGATGCACATGCAGCCGCTGAAGCAATGAAGTCACACAATCCAACTGCTGAGAACAAGTATCGTGACCAAGCCAATGATTCTGCAACAGTAAGACACTATCGTAAGACACATGGTATGGCTGATTGGTACAAAAAGAAGTATGGTCACATAAATGAAAGTGATGCATACGATAAAGATGTTAAACCTTCTGATAAACCACATGATAAAGAAGCCGCTGCAAAGCGTGCTAAAATTGCCGCAGTAATGGCAAGAAAGAAAATGGCTAAAGAAGAAGTTGAACAATTGGATGAGTTGTCACCTAGTACCTTACAGAGTTACAAAGTTGCTGGCCACAAGAAGTATGATAGTATTAGAAATAATACTGATGCTGATTCGATGGCTAAGAAATCTAAATTGGAAAAAGGTATTAAAACTGCTCATGCCAAGCAATTTCCATCTAAACCTGCAGCACCTGCACCAAAGAAAGACCCTAATAGTCGTGGTTACGAACAAGGTCGTTATATGGGCGACAGCGTTGAACATGATGAATCATTAATAGAGGGTGAAAGTTGGAAGGTAGATACAGGTTGGAAAAAATCTAAGTCGGATGAAGTTACAGATAAGTCTGGTGCAAAACATACAGCAATGTCTAGAGCAAAACATTTGGCCAAAATGGCTGCAAAGAAAAATGCCAATCCAACTAAGTCAATGCGTGAAGATGCAGAACCTGTTGAGAAAGAACCTGAAGAAGCACCAAAGAAAAGTCGTAAGGCTCAAATTGTTAAAGATGCTAAGAAATCTAAAACCGCATCAGCTGATAAGTTTCAATCGGAACCAGAATTAGGTTCCACTATCACTAAAAATTATTGAGTGGTTGACAGGTATAAATAAACAATCAAATCAGACAAATAGGAGAACAATATGTCTTTATGGGGAAATTTAGATGCCGCTAACAATGCGCCAAAGTTTGCTGGCACTGGCGGTATCGGCTTAACAGCCAACACACAACAATTATTTTCAAACACAACATTTGCTACAACAAGCACTTCTTTAGGTATAGCAGGCCAAGCAACTGGTGTCTTTGGCATTAGTGTTACAGAAACAGCCAACACAGGCGGCGGCAGAGCCAACACAGCTGGCGCTCATGCTGGTTGGGTAATGCGTAAAGAAGGCACTGGCGGTCGTGCTGGTCGTATTCAAACAGAAACATTGGTTGCTATGGGCTCAATGACTGGTGACTTTGCAACTGCAAACACCACTTATCCAGGTATCTAATGCGATTCTCTGAATATATCCGTGAGATGGAAATTGGTGCGGTCTCAGGGCCTGCACCAACACCAGCACTCATGGATACAAATTTAGATAGTCTGAATAAGCGTTTGGATTATGATACTGATGAAAAGTTTTTATCTCCTGAGTCTGGTATACAAAGGATTCGTAGAGTGTTGCACTTGTATGGTTATGACATGCCAGCACTTTACGATGCCGATCCAGAAGGAGATGAGGTGGTACTCGACCTAGATACGGATTTAGGCGTGTACATTTTATATACTCTCACCGATGATAATGATTATGAGTTTTATGCTGAGATTGGCCATGAAAGTCGTATGCAAGAGCTTTTATCGGATGAGGGAGAACCAGAAGAAGAATAAATGTCCTTTGATGATTTGACAAATGAAAATATAATGATGTATGCAATGAAAGCTTATGATAGGCCTAATTGTATAATGAGTGAGTTTAAAGACGATTTAAAACGATTTAATTACCTAAAGAGATTATTCCTTAGGTACCGTAAATATGATGAAATGAGAGAACAACTGGTAATAAACCATCTAGTCGTTCTCTATAACGTTTTTGGACCAGAAGTTGCAACAAGAATGTTGTTTTTCAAAATGTCAAAAGAAGACTATTCGGCACTTAAAACATACTTGATATTTTTAAGTATTATGCCAGATAGAGTGAAAGGTATTAAAGGACATGATATCATATCTTCGGAGATTCCTGTAGACCAAAAAGTTGTGGATGTATTAAGGGATATCAAATGAAACCGGTTAAAGAAGATGTTGGTGCCGGTGTACCAACAAATAATGTAAGTGGCGGCCAAGTAGCCGCTCTTGGCGTTGGCCCACAAGGTGAACCTGGCGTTAAGAAGAAAAAGAAGGGTGTTCCTTCTTTCACAACATTCATTAAGAGAAAAGCGAATGTGGCTTCTTAATTGGTTACCAAATTGGATATTCTATGCGATGGGGTTAATCGGTGTATTAACCTTGGTGGTTACATATTTCATTAAGTTCTTACCAATTCCATTCGTTTACATGTACAAAACTCCATTGCAGTTGTTATCGATTGCAATGATTGTTATTGGCACATTCATGGCTGGTGCAATATATGATAATGAAGCATGGCTTGCCCGTGTCAAAGAATTAGAAGCTCAGGTAGCTGAATCTGAAAAGAAATCTGTCGAGAAAAATGTAGAGATAGTAGAGAAGATTGTACATAAAGAAAAAGTCATCAAAGAAAAAGGTGACGATATCATTAAGTATATTGACCGAGAAATAGTTAAAAAAGAAGAAGTTATTAAGTACATTGAAAACTGTCCAGTACCAAAGGACATTATTGATGCACATAACGCAGCAGCTGCAATGGGTAAAAAATGAAAGCTGTTATATTAACTATTACTTTTTTGTTGTCTGGTTGCACTATGTTTGTTCCTGTCAAAAGGAATTTCCCCGAAGCACCTGTTACTTTAATGGTTAAATGTCCTCAGTTAGAAACTGTACAAGGTGATAAAGTTGCTATAACGGATATGTTGAAGACTATTGTTAACAACTACCGTTTATATTACGAATGCTCTAATCGTGTTGAAGGTTGGGGTGATTGGTACGTAGAACAAAAGAAAATATTCGATAGTGTTAAATAAAGGATAAGATATGAAACTAATAATTATTCCATTGAGCCTTCTATTGTTAGTTGGCTGCGCTAGTAAAGATTATGCAGTATATGTTGATGCTCAAAAGTCTATGTCTAAAGACCTAACAATCAGCGAGACCGCAAGACTTGCCGCTTTGACAGATATGGCAAAGAATTCCGATCCAGCAGTTCGTGCTACTGGTATCATGTTACTGCAACAACTACAACAAGGTAGTAAAACTGTCACAGTTGAACCACCTAAGAAGAATTGGTTAGGCCTTTAAGGATACAAAATGGAATTAACAGTACAACAATTAAAACAACTATTACCAAAGAATCCATATGTGGATCATTGGCACCATGCATTAGAACAGTTATTGCCTGACTATGAAATCAATACACCAGAACGTATTGCAGCCTTCATTGCTCAATGTGCTCATGAATCTGGTGGTTTCACGGCACTCAAAGAGAATTTGAATTACAAAGCCGCATCTTTACGTAAACTATTTCCAAAGTATTTCCCTGATGATGCAACAGCAAGCCACTATGCATCACTACCAAACAAACAAGAAGCAATTGCGAACCGCATCTATGCCAGTCGCATGGGTAATGGTGATGAGGCCTCTGGTGATGGTTATCGGTTCTGTGGTCGTGGTCTGATTCAATTGACCGGCCGTGATAACTATACATTTTTTGCAGGCAGCTTAGAAATTTCTGTAGAAGAAGCAACTGAGTATTTGGCCACATTTGAAGGTGCCGCTCAATCAGCATGCTGGTTCTGGGAAACAAACAAACTTAATCAATGGGCAGACAAAGGTGATATTGTTACATTGACTAAGAGAATCAATGGCGGTACTATTGGACTTGAAGACCGTATCAAACATTATGAACACGCATTACATGTCTTAGGAGTTTAAGATGGCCAAAGAAGTTAAAGAAGTAAAGAAAAAAGACGAAGATTGGATGACCAAAAAGTGGCGTCCAATGATGGCGATGATGTACATGGTATGCTGTCTTTTCGACTTTGCTTTATTTCCAATCATGTTCACAGTTGTTCAGTTCTGGGAAGTTCAGGCTGCTAATGATGCATTCAGACAATGGGTTCCAATTACATTGCAAGGCGGTGGATTGTTTCACGTTGCAATGGGTGCCGTATTAGGTGTTTCAGCATATGGTCGTACACAAGAAAAGGTTGCAGGTGCAGCAAATGTTTCAACCGGTTTACCAACAGGCGGAGTTTCAACACCTACACTATCTTCAGCAGTACCAATGCAAACCAGTTTTAACGCACCAATGCAGTCAAATGCTTACGCACCATCATTTGGCACACCAACAGGTTTCAACGGAACTTCACAACAAGATTTCAATCAACAACCAATCTCAGTAACAGTAGGCTTTGGCGGTAAAATGGCGCCACCAGCTGCACCTCAACCATTACTCTAAGGAACTATTATGAAAAAAATTATATTTGTAGCAGGTTTATGTTTGGCATTATCAGGTCAGGCAATGGCTGAAGGTGAGACAAAGAAAGTTTGCGTTGACGTTAAAGACAAAGCAGGTAAGGTTGTCAATGACGCCAAAACAGGTAAACCAAAACAGTCTTGCAAAGAAATGAAAGTCCATAAGAAGTTGGAAGGTACTAAAGTGCCTGAGAAGAAGTAATGTCTGACCAAGAGCTTGTTGACTTAAAGGTAGATGCTGGTGTTTTAAAGACCCAAGTATCGACAATAATCATCCTTTGTGATAAGATGGACAAAGTTATTGAAAAGTTAGCTAACGCTCAAGAAAAGATTGTCGAACAAATTTATACCGATATGAGAAAACGAGAAGATGAAAAGGACGCTGATGTGAAAGAATTACATTCACGAATTACCACAATCAGCCGTGAGTTATCTGATAAGGTAGAATTAACTGAGCGTAGGATTATGGATGAAATCAAATGCCTACGCAACGACATTGCCGAACACAACAAGAAAGAAGATTCTGAACTGAAGAAGATTCTCGAATGGAAATGGATGGCTGCAGGTGGTATAGTGGCACTTGCGTGGTTGTTCTCACATGTTAACCTAGATATGCTCGGCAAATTAGTTAATTAAACTTGACAAACACCTTCGAGTGTGTTATATTATGAGTCTATGTCAATATCTACAGATTCAAAATATATCAAACTGGTGTCTTCCCGCTTGCGTAACTTCAAGCAGAAAGATGCCTATCTATGGAACTTCTCTTGCCCTATTTGTGGTGACAGCCAAAAGAACAAATTAAAGGCAAGAGGGTATGTGTTCAAAAAAGGCAATGATTTATTCTATCGTTGCCACAACTGTGGTTCTGGAGTAAATCTTGCCAACCTTCTCAAGCATGTCGATTCAGCCTTGCACAAAGAGTACGTTCTTGAAAGATACAAATCAGGAGAATCGGGAGCGACACGCCTTCTACCAGAAGCGATTTCAGTCCCATCTCCAAGATTTGGAAAAGTCGAGAGAGTTCGTACCTACGAAAAGGCAGAATATTGTGACCGCCTTCAAAGTGGACATTTTTGTTTAGAGTATCTCCAACGCAGGCAGATACCTGAGAAGTATTACAAATCGTTACTATTTACTAATAAGTACAGACAATTTGTAATTGAGGCATTTCCTACGAATGATAAAGATATTGTAGATGATGCTCGTCTGGTCATTCCCTTCTATGACCAATACAATGAACTGATTGCTCTATCTGGTCGTGCATTAGAAAATTCTAGTGACAAACTACGATATGTGACAGTTAGAACCAATGATAGTACAGACAAACTTATCTATGGTTTGGATAGAGTCGACCTAACCAAACCAGTTAAGATTGTAGAAGGTCCTATCGATTCCCTTTTCCTTAATAACTGTGTTGCCTCTGGTGATTCAAGTCTAGCTATTGCTGCTAAATTTGTTGATGCAGAACAAAAAATATTATTATTTGATAATGAACCTCGAAATAAAGAGATTGTGAAGTTAATGCAAGATGCAATCAAATTAGGTCACAATGTTGTCATTTGGCCTAATACTATGAATGGCAAGGATATTAATGAGATGGTGATGAATGGCATTTCGGTGGATGAAATAGAAAGTATTATAAGTAGTAACACCTTCACAGGTCTTGAGGCGCAAGCCAAATTTACATTTTGGAAGAAAATATGAAGATAGAATTGATTAGTTATTCTCAACGTCCAGCTGGAGTTGACCACGATGATACGTTAACAGATTTGGTAGCATACTGTGCAAGGGTCTCAAACCCAAGTAATCAGAACAATAAAGATACCGCTGAGAAGTTGATTCGCTATTTGGTCAATAACCAACATTGGTCGCCACTTGAGATGGTGAGTATGTGTTTAGAAATCGAAACTACACGGGATATTGCAAGGCAAATGCTGAGACACAGGTCATTTTCATTCCAAGAATATAGTCAACGATATGCTGACCCTACAAAGGACTTGGAATTTGTAACAAGAGATGCTCGCAAACAAGATAATAAAAATAGACAAAACAGCATAGACTTAGACATTCAAAATAACGATTCGGATAGGTTCCTACAATATCAATGGGAACGTATGCAAGAAAATGTTATTAAACAATCTCAAAATGCTTACGAATGGGCAATAGTAAAAGGTATTGCCAAAGAGCAGGCTCGTGCAGTATTACCAGAAGGCCTGACTGTTTCACGTTTGTATATGAACGGAACTTTGCGTTCTTGGATTCACTATATACAACTCCGTTCCGCTAACGGCACACAAAAAGAACACATGGACATAGCACTCAAATGTGCAGAAGTAATTGCCAAAGTATTTCCGATGGCAAATGAGTATATCACAAAATAATAATAATTGGAGTAATAATGAATATCATTCATGGTATTAAGGTAGACTATTCTCGGGACAATTTGTTCGATGAATTGGGTCATAAAAGATTAAAAGAAAGCTACATGAAGGAGGATGAGGTATCACCACAAGAAAGGTTTGCTTATGTTTCAAAATCGTTTGGGTCTAACGAAGCACATGCACAACGTTTGTATGAGTATTCTAGTAAGCATTGGCTTTCCTATTCTACACCTGTGCTCAGTTTTGGGCGTTCTAAGCGTGGCTTGCCTATATCATGTTTCTTACCTTATCTACACGATAGTGCAGAAGGCCTTGTCGATTGTTTGGCGGAAGTAAATTGGCTCAGTATGCTGGGCGGAGGAGTTGGAATTGGAATTGGAATCAGGTCTACAGATGATAAAAGCGTTGGCGTTATGCCTCATCTTCGCACTTATGACGCTAGTAGTTTGGCATACAGACAGGGGAGGACGAGGAGGGGGTCTTATGCTGCTTATCTTGATGTTTCTCATCCCGATATTCTTATCTTTTTAGAGATGCGTAAGCCGACTGGTGATCCCAATATGCGATGTATGAACCTACATCATGGTATCAATATTACTGATGACTTCATGCAAATCGTTGAGAGGTGTATGCTAGATAAAGATGCTGATGATTCATGGGAACTAAAAGACCCTAACAACAATGAGGTGCGTGAAGTTGTATCAGCCAAAGACCTTTGGCAACGTATCTTAGAAATGCGTATGCATACTGGTGAACCTTACTTACACTTCATTGATGCAAGTAATCGTGCCATGCCTGAGTTTCAAAAGAAACTAGGCCTAAGTATTAAACAATCGAATTTGTGTAGTGAAATTATATTACCGACTGATAAAGACCGTACTGCTGTATGTTGCTTATCGTCACTAAATTTGGAGTATTATGATGATTGGAAATCTGACAAACTTTTTCTTCGGGACGTTGCTGAGATGCTTGATAACGTTCTCCAGTATTTCATTGATAATGCTCCTGACAGCATATCAAGAGCAAAATATTCAGCTAGCCGTGAACGCTCTATTGGTATTGGCGCCCTCGGCTATCATGCTTATCTACAGAAGAATTCAATCCCGTGGGAATCAGCATTGGCAACAGGCCGAAACATTCAAATCTTCAAATACATAAGAGAACAATTAGATGATGCAAATATCCAATTGGGTACCGAAAGAGGCGAAGCACCCGATGCGGCAGGTACTGGACGGCGTTTCTCTCATATGCTTGCTATTGCTCCTAACGCTTCTTCTTCTATTATTATGGGTAATACTTCTCCCTCTATTGAGCCCTTACGTGCGAATGCGTATAGACAAGATACTCTCAGCGGTTCTTCCTTGAATAAGAACAAGTGGCTTGATAGAATCATCAAGGGACTTACGCAAACTCAAAATGAGTACAATGATATCTGGTCATCTATCATTGCGAATGATGGCTCTGTACAACATTTAACTTGGTTGTCAGATTGGGAGAAAGATGTATTCAAAACCTCAATGGAAATTGACCAACGATGGGTTATTCAACATGCAGCTGATAGACAACAGTATATTGACCAGGCTCAATCATTGAACCTATTCTTTAGACCTGATGTGAACGTAAAGTATCTACATGCAGTACATTTTCAAGCATGGAAACAAGGCCTGAAAACACTATACTATTGCCGTAGTGAGAAGTTGGCCAAGGCAGATAAAGTGTCGAAGCGTATTGAACGCCAAGTTATTGAAGAAATTGACTTGAAAGCTCTTGCGGCCGATGATTCAGTTTGTTTGGCTTGTGAGGGATAAATGTCTCACATTATTGCAAATTTACCACCGGTAAAGTGTTTTGTGCATAAAGAATTCTTATATGATTTTGAAAAAGGATTTGGTGAACTTGTTCCTTGCTGGTGGGTAAGTATTAAATCTCTGAGAGGACAAGCCTTTCGTATTGAATCATATTTAAATGAATATGGTGCTTTGTATGATAAATTGCCAATTAGTGCATACTGTTGGAAACCAATTGAAGGCGAACCGTTACCATTAGATTGTCTGCAATTATGGGATTGTTTAAGTTATGATATTACTGTATTGAAGAAAGCACAACTTCAATCTATGAAATGTAAATTTAAACTAAAGACAGGAGACTGGATGTACGGTGAATATATGTTCACAATAGATTCAGCTCATCCAGATTTTAATGTTATAGATACTGGCTTCTCTGAAGATGTTGAGGACCATAAGTCATATAACTTTATTAAATGTGACAATGGACAATTTGCGTGTCAACCAAATAATAGAATGATTGTATTTGAACCTTCAAGTAATCCTAAAGAATTAAAATATCCAGACTTTAAAGTATCAACCAAAAAATGGTCTGTTGAAACCGAAGCCAAATGGTCTCTCGGTGACACAGACACTTACATGTATGAAAGAAAAGAAAAATGAAAAAAGTAATAAGATTTACCGCCTCATGGTGCCAACCATGTAAAATGTTGGCTAAAACATTAGAAGATGTACAGACCAACTTACCAATTGAAATTGTCGATATTGATAAAGATTCTGATGTTGCAATCGAATATGGCATTCGTGGTGTGCCAACATTGGTTATGGTTGAAGATGGTACGATATTGAAACGCTTAGTTGGTATGCAGAACACAAAACAATTACAGGAATGGTTCAATGATTAAAAAAACTAACAGCCGATTGACCGATGAGCGGTCAGCATTCAAACCCTTTAATTATCCATGGGCATATGATGCATGGTTGAAACATGAACAATCACATTGGTTGCATACGGAAGTACCAATGGCTGAAGATGTTAAAGATTGGAAAAAGAAACTATCTACAAGTGAGAAAGAGTTTTTGACCAATATTTTCCGTTTCTTTACACAAGGTGATATTGACGTTGCAGGGGGTTATGTTAATAATTACTTGCCATATTTTCCACAACCAGAAGTTCGAATGATGTTGTTAGGCTTTGCAGCTCGTGAAGCATTACACATTGCGGCTTATAGCCACTTGATTGAAACTCTTGGCCTGCCTGATACCACATACAACCAATTTATGGAGTATCAGGAGATGAAGGACAAACACGATTATGTGATGAACATCTCAGCTCAGAATACTACAAAAGAAAATACAGCAACACATATTGCCGTGTTCTCAGCATTCACAGAGGGTATGCAACTGTTCAGCTCATTTGTTATGTTGTTGAATTTCCCACGTACAGGTAAAATGAAGGGTATGGGTCAAATTGTTACTTGGTCTATTGTTGATGAAACAATGCATGCCGAGAACATGATGAAGTTATTTAAGACCTATATACAAGAAAACAATGAAATCTGGAATGATGATTTGAAATCTAGAATCTACACCATTGCTGAAAAAATGGTTGAACTAGAAGATAAATTTATTGATTTGGCATTTAGTAGTGGTGAGATGGAAGGTCTTACAGCGGATGAATTGAAGAAATACATCCGTTACATTGCTGATAGAAGACTCATTGGCCTTGGTATGAAAGGCATTTTTAAAGTTAAACGTAATCCACTCCCATGGGTTGAAGAAATGATTAATGCACCAACGCATACTAATTTCTTTGAGAACCGGTCTACTGACTATGCTAAGGCTGCTCATACTGGTACATGGGATAATGTGTGGGCTTAATTTAAATACAACAAAAAAAGGATTAATATGAAAAAATTACTAGTTATCGCACTTATGGTGCCTTTCATTGCTTTTGCTCAGGGCAAACAAAAACCTGGTGTGACATATGATGCAGTATTGACCAGAGTGGTTGATGGTGATACAGTTGCATTTCAAGCCAACTTTCTACCTGAACCACTAAAGAAAGAACTTAGCATTCGTGTCTTTGGTGTTGATACACCAGAGAAAGGCCATCGTGCATTGTGCCCTAGTGAGGCCACAAGAGGTGAAGCTGCAAGTGCTTTCACTAAGGCAGCCGTAAATGCTTCAACTAAGCGCCAAGTTGTCCTAATGGATTGGGACAAGTATGGTGGCCGTGTGTTGGGTGATGTATTACTTGATGGTAAAAGTTTGCGCCAAATGTTAATTTCAAATGGCTTTGCCCGTGAATACTATGGCGAGGCAAAACAAAGCTGGTGTAACTAATGGCTACACTACATCACGTATGCGATAACTGCGATTCACAATTCACAATCAAATATGATGTGGAAAAATGTGAAGATGATCCTCACTTCTGTCCATTCTGTAGCGAATACATACTAGAGAATGACACAGAAGATGAGGATGATTAATGTGGTTATATAACAATATAGAATTTACAGAAGACATGGTTGGTGATTGGTTTGGGTATATCTACGAAATCACCAACCTCATCGATGGCCGCAAGTATGTGGGTAAGAAATTATTCACACGAGCTGGTACAAAACAAATCAAAGGTAAAAAGAAAAAGGTTCGCCTTTCCTCTGGATGGGCGAACTATTGGTCTTCGTCCAGAGAATTGCAAGAAGATGTTAAAAAACTAGGAGAGAAGAACTTCAGTCGTAAGATATTGTACCTATGTAAAACTAGGTCAGAATGTTCATATAGAGAAACTAAGGAGATTTTTATCAGAGATGCACTACTAACCACGGAGTATTATAATAGTTGGGTTTCGTGTAAGATACACAAGGCTCACGTATTGAATAAACTATGAAACATTGTAAAGAACCTGATTCGTTACCTAAGAGAAGGAAAACCATGGCTCGTAAGACAACCGCCAATACAATCATTGAAACCGAAAGAGTTTCAAGACCATCCAATCACCTCAGACTGAGGCTTGATGACCTTAAAACATTTGACCCGTTGACAGAAAATCAAAAACTATTCTTTGATGCATACAAACGTGGAGATTATTTTGTAGCACTACATGGTGTTGCAGGTACAGGTAAAACCTTTTGTGCCTTGTATAAGGCCATTGAAGAAGTGATGGACAAATCAAACCCATTTGCTAAGATTATTATTGTTCGCTCTGCCGTACAGAGCCGTGAGATTGGCCACCTGCCAGGTGATGTAAATGAGAAGATGGAAATCTATCAACAGCCGTATCGCCAAATCTGTGAGACACTATTTGGTCGCAAGGACGCATGGGATAGACTAGAGGAACAAGGCCACATTGAATTCATATCTACATCATTCATTCGTGGTATGTCCTTTGATGATGCTATCATTATCGTGGATGAGATGCAGAATATGACCTTTGAAGAAATAGATACAGTTATGACCCGTGTTGGTTACCGCTCAAAGATTATATGGTGTGGTGATTACAGGCAGACCGACCTGAATAAGAAGAAGAATGACGTAACAGGCATTCTCAAATTCTTTGATGTAGCACACCACATGAATGCCTTCACTCGCATTGAGTTTACACCTGATGACATTGTACGCTCATCATTGGTTAAAGATTACATTCTTGCCAAACTACAATATGAGGATGCAATGGACTAAGGCAATAGAGTTCGGACTCTAGTGAAAAATGTTGCAGCTGCACATATATAATAGTATAATCACTAATATCGTAAACACTATGTTCAAACTCTTTTCTTACCTATTATCCTTCTTTGAAGGCACCAGTTACCAATCACGCTTGGACAGATACCTTTCCAATCGTAGTGTAACTGATGCATCACAGCTAGAATACTATGTCAGAGAGTTTGAACGTAATCAACATAAGGCATATCTGTGAAAAACATTCTAAACACTATTTACAAAGCATTTGTAACCCTTGGTAGTTTCACTAAGGAATACCGAGAAACCAAATACGGTGCATACCGCACCGGCAAATAACCTATCGTCTAAGGAGATAAACCATGGCCAATTCTATTTT